CGCGCAGGTCGGCACCGCGCAGGTCGGCATCGCGCAGGTCGGCACCGCGCAGGTCGGCACCGCGCAGGTCGGCATCGCGCAGGACGGCACCGTTGCGATAGCCCCACTGGATAGCCAGGCCGAGCTTGACGCCAATCGTTGCATCGGGAGCGCAGGTAATCTCGGCGGTGAACTTGATCCGATCGGACCAGCGGCTGCGTACATCGAACTTTTCGGTGACCTGAGCAACTTCGCTCATCTTCACATCTCCCATCTGCCGGGGCAGCTCCGTGCTGCTGAGGCCACCGTCTTGCGAGCCCGCCGGGCTGATCAGGTGGCGATGAAGAGCGGATAGTAGGACATGTCCTACCTGTCAAGCGCGAAAGTAGGAAGTGTCCTACATATCCGTTATTGAACGGATCCTGGCTTGAACCTTAGTTCCCTATTTGTTCCAATGCCGCTTTCGCGACTCGGCAGGGTGAGAGGATGCGCAGGAAAGGATGCAGGGTGACGTATTTCGGCGAGCCAAAGGGGCCGTTGCGCGACAATATCGACGAAGCCTATCGGGATGCCGTCAGGCTGAAACTAGGCAGCTACGACGAGCACGAGCACTTTTTCCTGAACGCCGGCGCCTCGATCGAGTGGGATTGGGTCGAGGAGAGGGTGGCGGCTTAGCGTTCTTCGCGCCGCCCCTCTGGGCCAATGATTATGACACCGCTCGACATCTGTTCAGCGTCATTCACGTCGTCGGTGACGAACCAACGTGGCGATTCGTTTTGCACTACCACCTGCTCACCGTCATAGTGGCGGCGGTACAACGTAAATTCGTCGTTCCGATCCTCGACGAGCCAGCCGAAGAAGCTCATCTTCTGGTCGTCGAGGTGGTCTATCGTGAAGATAAACTTGGGATTTTTAGGCACAAAGCTCTTCCGCCGGTTTCAGGTTTTCGATTTGCAGCGGGGCAAAGCGAACGAGCTGATGTTCCGGACGGAAAGGCTTGATCGTCGGACGCTGGCGCGCATGGAATGCCAACGCTCGGGACGCGCGAGCACGTGCATCGTCCAGCGATTCCCCGGAGACAGCGAACCACGGGCGCTGCACGGAGGCGGCAAGAAATGTGCCGTCTTCCAGTTCGGTGAATGCCACCGGATGGCCAATAACTTCGCTCATCATTGCCTCTCGAATCAACCTTTTTGAGCCTTTAGCATCAAAAGCCTTAACGCCCAAAAACGGCGAGATTGAGTCAACCCTTACCCCATCCGCCTCAGCAGCCCGGCGCCGATCACAACATCGGTCACCCGACCTATGACCCGGATGGGCTCCGCGCCGATCAGGATCTCTCTATGGGCAGGATTGCTTGAACAAGGCACCAGCCGAGCTGGCCCCTCCAGGTAGCGCTTGAACGTCGCCTCGCCGTCTTCCGTCGCGATAACGTAAAGGTCGCCGGAAAAGAGCTTTCGATCGTTCGGATCAACGATCGCGTCGGCGCCCTCGGGGGCGCCCACAAGATCCATGCTATCGCCCTCGACCTCCAGGGCGAACGCCTCCTTCGGTACCCGGATCGGGACCGTAACCGAGCCCGACGCCTCCGCCAGCGCTTCGCGAAGCGCGCTCGCTGGTACGCGGCCGAGGCGAGGAATTTGGCGAACGTTGGAAGGTGGCGCCTCGCCAATCGGAATGGGCTCAACGATCTCGCCCTCCATGGCTCGTTGGAACAGGTCGAGTGGCTGTCCAAGCACTTCGGCGATGTTCCTCAGCGTCGCCAACGTCGGTGTGATCCGCTTCCGCTCAATGTCATAGAGCGGTTTTCCGGTCTTACCCGTCTTTTCTTGGATACGCTTGTCGTACCAATCGCGCTTCTGCGGCATGAGCTGCAGAGCCTTGGCGACGAACAGCTGGAGAGGTGTTTTCTCTTCCTTTTCCATGTGGGACGGATCCCACAACGCGTCGAGCATTGCCATGCTAGGAGTTGTCCTACTCTGGAGGCTTGACGGTAGGACATGTCCTACTTTAGATTGCGCCGCATGGCACACGCTCAACCTCCACTGATCGATACGATCGAGGCGTTCCTGGCCGCTCACAGCATGTCGGCGATCACCTTCGGCCGGAAGGCGCTGCGCGACCCTCACTTCGTTAGCCAGCTTCGCGCTGGCCGGCGGTGCTGGCCCGAGACCGAAGCCAAGGTGCGCCAGTTCATGGAGCAGCATTCCGCGCGGCGGGAAGCCGCATGAGCGCCCGCATCACCCTCTTTTCTTCGCGCTCGATCCCCCATGGGGCGCGATCGCCCGCCGGCCTCTCTCCTCTCCGGGCCGCCGCCCCGCAGAACGAGCGACGCGCGCCATCCGCTTTCAACCCTTTTGCGCGGCGCGTCCGCAGTGCAACCGAGGAGCACGAGTAGCCCATGAGTACGATCGGCCCGCTCATTCTCACCGTCGACTCGGCCGCCGCGACCGCCTCGATCACGGCGCTCGCGCGCGTCCTCGGGGCGGTAGACGGTCTAGCGGAAAGCCTTGCTGCCGCGGGCTTTGGCGGCCTCATATTGTGCAATGATTTCGCCGGCCTGTTCCGGTGTGAATCCGTCGACGGCGCCGCAGCCGGGGCAGGTGTATTGCATGGTATGCGGATCGTGCCCGACGAGCGATATCTCGAACTCGTGGCCGCAATCGTGGCGCAAGGGAATGCGTACATCTCCGGCGATGCGCATGGCTGGCCTATCCTTTCAGTCGTTGCTTCGTACCCATCGACTGTAGCCGAAGCCGGGGCCGAAACAATCGGCCCCGGCGGAGGGGCCGCAACATGAGCTCTCCATTCGCCACCGTGGCGCGAGTGCCCGCCGGTCTCTCTCCTCTCCGGGTCGGCGGGCACCAGACACCGGACGCGCGCCGCCGCTGCCCGCGCTGCGATGCCGATTCCGACTCCGCCGAGGCCGTCTACTGCCCGCTCGCCGGCTGCCCCGTCTCGGGGTGCCCCATGCCGCAGATGGTTTCCCTTCCGGTCCATGGCGCCTCTTGTGCGCCGCACAAGGGCGTTACGCCATGACAATGATCCTGGGATTATCCGACGACGACGGAAAAACCGTCATCGCCGACACGCTGCGCATGTTCGTCGGCCACGGCCGGCGCTTCTCCTGGGCGGACCTGGCGGCGGCGACGGGCGACGACGAGCGCAAGCTGCGCTCCTATGTCGAGCGCGACCCCGCCGCCATGCCGGCGCCGGTGCTGATGCGCGTCTTTGCCGTGCTGCCGCCGGAGGCCTGGGGCCGGATCAACCGGCGGATGGGCTTCTCCGCGCCGGCGCCGCTCGACGTGGACGACGGCGCGAGCATCCGCAGCGCGCTCGCCGCTGCCGCCCGGCTAGTGGCCGACGGTAACGAGGCGCTCGAGGACGGCGTGATCACGCCGATCGAGCGCGCGCAGCTGGGCGACGCGGCCGAAGACCTGATCCCGAAACTGTACGCCATCGCAGGCGGGAAAAGCTGAGGAACTGAGGAGCCCGGGGGAGCCCCCGGGGGGAGTGAAGGCATGACCATGACTGACGGCGCCGGGGCACCGATGGGTGCTTCGGCGGACGATACCGCACATCCCGACGGATGGACCCCCGAACGCACCGAGGCGCTGCGCGCCGCCTGGGATGCCGGGAGGACCTACGCACAGATCGCCGACATGCTCGGCATCACCCGCGCGGCAGTGGCCGGCAAGGTCACGCGGATGCAACGGGCGGGCGACTTGCCGACGCGGTTCTCGCTGTGGTCGCCCGCCGAGGATGCGGCGATCGTCGCCGGCTATGCCGCGGGCGATTGTCTCGCGACGATCGCCAAGGCGCTTGGCCGCACGAAGCGGGCCGTTTCCCATCGCGTCGCCCACCTGCGCCGCGCCGGATATGTGCTGGCCCCGTCCTGCGATCCGGCGCAGTCGCCGGTCAAACGCAGGCCCAGCTATCGGCCGCAGCCGACGTTCTGGACACCAGAGCGCGACGCGGAGCTGCTCGCCACGCGCGAGGCAGGACTGTCCTATGCCCAGGCTGCCGAGCAGATGGGGATCACGCACCACGCGATCAGCGCGCGCGTTCAGAAACTCCGGCGTCGCGGCGTCGCCGTGCCGGCTGCCCAACCCCGCGAGCCCGCGCCGAAGAGGCCCCGTTCGGTCAAGCCGCGCCCGCGGCCCGAGAATGCCAATCCGTGGGGCACGACGATCGTGCCCGAGCTCGCCGCCGGCGTCGCGTCGCGCGCCGCACAGTTCCTGCGCCGCCTCGGCCCGGTCCACAACTGCGGGATCCGTCTCGAGAGCAGCAAGGGCAAGACCATCGGAGACGCGCTCGGCCTGCCGAACCGCGGCCGCGACCATTGGAAATGGAACGGCCAGATCATCCCGAGCGAGGAGCTGATCGCCTCCGCCCGGCGCAAGGGCTTCGACCCCGATGCGTGGAAGGCGCTGGCATGAGCTACGCGGCCTTCCTCGACAGCAAGACGCATGCCGGCGCTGACTTCGGCTTTCCGGATGTCGTCGTCCCCGATTGCGCGTTCGATTTCCAGCGTGATCTCATCGAATGGTCTGCCCGTAAGGGACGCGCCGCGATCTTCGCCGATTGCGGCCTCGGCAAGACCATCATGGAGCTCGCCTGGGCGGACAATGTCGTGCGCCACACCGGCGGCAATGTGCTCATCCTGACGTGCGTCGCGGTGGCGGCGCAGATGGTCGAGGAAGCCGAGAAATTCGGCATCGGCGCGCGCCGGTCGAATGATGGGACCGTCCATCGCGGCATCACGATCACCAATTACGAGAAGCTGCACCTGTTCAACCCGGCGGACTTCGCCGGCGTGGTCTGCGACGAGAGCAGCATCCTCAAGAATTTCGCCGGGGCGCGCAAGGCGGAGATCACGCAGTTCCTGCGCAAGCGCCCGTACCGGCTGCTCGCCACCGCCACCGCAGCGCCGAACGACTATATCGAGCTCGGCACGTCCTCCGAGGCGCTGGGTCACCTCGGCTACATGGACATGCTCAACCGCTTCTTCAAAAACGACCTCAACAATAGCGCGTCGGGCCGGATGCGCGGCGCTGTGATCAAGTGGCGGCTGAAAGGCCATGCCGAGCTGCCATTCTGGCGCTGGGTCTGCTCCTGGGCGCGCGCCGTGCGCCGTCCCTCGGATCTCGGCTTCGCGGATGATCGCTTCGTCCTGCCGCCGCTGATCGAGCGCGAGCACGTCGTCGACGCGCGGTCCGCGCCGGAGGGCTCGTTGTTCGCCCTGCCCGCCATCGGCCTCGCCGAACAGCGCGAGGAGCGGCGGCGCACGCTCGAAGAGCGTTGCGAGAAGGCGGCGGAGATCGCCAACGGCACGACGGAACCCGTCATCCTGTGGTGCCACCTTAACGACGAGGCCGATCGGCTGGAGCAGCTGATCCCCGACGCAGTCCAGGTGAGTGGCAACGACAGCGACGAAGCGAAGGAAGATCGCCTTCTCGGCTTCGCCCGCGGCAAATATCGCGTGCTCGTGACCAAGCCGAAGATCGGCGCATGGGGCCTCAACTACCAGCACTGCAACCGCGTCATCTACTTCCCCTCGCATTCGTTCGAGCAATATTACCAGTCGATCCGCCGGTGCTGGCGCTTCGGGCAGCAACGCCCCGTCGAGGTCGACATCATCGCCGGCGAAGGCGAGATCGGCATTCTCTCCAATCTGCAGCGCAAGGCCGAACAGGCGGACGCGATGTTCGCGGCGCTCGTGCGGGAGATGAACGCCGCCCAATCCATCGAACGCAATGAAGTCGGCAACGCGATGCGGCTGCCGGACTGGTTGGGAGTCGCTGCATGACGATCAAGGATCAGGTGATCACGGACCAATACGCGATCTACAACGGTGATTGCATGGAAGTGATGCGCGGCCTGCCGGAGGCCAGCATCCACCTTTCGATATACTCGCCGCCGTTCGGCGGCCTCTATCACTATTCGAGCGACGAGCGCGACCTGTCGAACTGCGACAATTATGAGCAGTTCTTCGAGCACTACGCCTTCGTCGTCCGGGAGATGGCGCGGATCACCATGCCTGGCCGGATGAGCTGCGTGCACGCGATGGACGTGCCGCGCTCGAACAGCGGCACCGACAGCTATATCGATTTTCCTGGCGACATCATCCGGCTCCATGAGCGTGAGGGCTGGCAATATGCCGGCCGGCACATGATCTGGAAGGAGCCGCTCGAGGTCCGCCTGCGCACCATGCAGAAGAACCTCGCGCACGCCACCCTTTGCGCGGACAGCCTCGATTGCGGCGTAGCATCGGGCGACTACCTGCTGCTGTTCCGCCGGCACGGCGAAAATCCTGTGCCGGTCGCGCATCCAGTCGGCTTGCTCGACTATGCCGGCGAGCGGGCGATACCCTCCGATGTGCTCAGCTATCGCGGCTGGACGAGAAAACAGACCGAGAACCGCTACTCGCACTGGATCTGGCGGCAATATGCCGACTGTATGTGGGACGACATCCGGTTCAACCGCGTCCTGCCCTTTCAGGACTGCCGGGAAGAGGATGACGAAAAGCACGTCCACCCGCTGCAGCTCGACGTCATCGACCGCTGCGTCGTGCTGCGGAGCAACCCGGGCGAGACGGTCTTCACGCCGTTCATGGGCGTCGGGAGCGAGGTCTATAGCCCGATCACGCTCGGCCGCCGCGGCATCGGCGCGGAGCTGAAATCCAGCTACTTCCGCCAGGCGGTCAAGAACGTGGCGGCGGCGGCCGCAGGCTATCGCTTCGACCAGCCGAACGAAGAATTTTCCTTCGATGGCCTCTCCGAACCGACGGAGGCCGCCACATGCTGACCCTTCCCGCCTGGCTGAACCCCTGGGCCGAGGCGCGCCGCCTGCGCGCCGAGCTCGCCGAACACCGCGCCGCGAAGAGCGCGGCCGTGGCGAAGGGCAACCGAACCCGCGCGGCGCGCCGCCGCGAGGAAGAGCGCCGCCTGCGCGACGCGACCACCGCCCAGCTCCGGCTGGAGATCGACAACCTCCGCAAGGGAGACGCATCGTGAATCCCAACATCATCGATCAAGACCCGACCGGCCCGGCACGCGCCGCGGACGGCGGCCACGTCCCCGGCGCCTGCAACACGCTCGGCGAGTTCGTACGCACCCTCGAAGACGGCCAGTTCGACGCCGATTGCTACGAGGCGATCAAGGACCTGTCCGCCGCGCTCAACGACGCCGCCTATCACAGCGGCGGCAAGGCCAAGGGCAAAGTCGTGATCACGCTCGACTTCTCGCAGGAAGCGCAGATCACCGAGATCCGCTCGTCGTTCAAGGTGACGAAGCCCGCCGACAAGCGCGCGAAGTCGGTCCTTTGGACGACCGAGGATCACCGTTTCACCCGCACCCGGCCCGGCCAGCAACAGCTGTTCGGTATCCGCGACGTGTCCGGCGGCCGGGGGGCGCCGCGCGACGCCTGATCCCCGCCCTCTCTTCCTGACGAAAGGCAATCCATATGGCAGACGACATTTCCAACGACCTGCAGATCGCGCCGCTCGCCGGCGCAGGTGAGGCGATCGAGCAGGTCCGCTCGCTCGTCGAAGAGCATTTCCGGCCGGAGGTGATCCAGATCGAGGATCCCAACACCGGAACGGTGGCGCCGGCGGTGCTGACGAAGAACGGCGTGACCGCTATCCCGGCCGCGGAGTTCGACGACTATCTGTCCGAGCCGCGCGATCGCCGTGGCACGGCGAAGTTTACCGAGCTCGACAGCCTCATCGCGCACGTCAATCGCTTCAAGGGCCCGGAGAGCGTCGTCTTCGCGAACGATAGCCGCGAATCGCCGGCGCTCACCGCCGTCATCGACTATCACGCCGCCGGCAACATCGCGGCGCCGGGCTTCGGTCGCCATCGCAGCACCTTCCACTTCCCGCTCAGCGACGAATGGCAGGCCTGGCTGAAATCGGACAAGCAGGTCATGTCGATGACCGATTTCGCGCAGTTCCTCGAGGACCGCGTGATCGACGTCCTCCACATGATCCCGGGCGAGGACGAGATTTCCGAGGATCTGCAGAAGTACATCGACGCGCTGGGCGGCGGCGCCGTGATCGCGACGCCGAGCCGGCTCTTCGAGCTGTCGCGCAGCCTGTACATCCACGAAACCTCTGTCGTTCGCGAGGTGACGAAACTCTCGTCCGGCGAGGGCCAGCTCGTCTTTCAGACCGACCACACCGACGAGTACGGCCAGCCGCTCAAGATCCCGGGCCTGTTCCTGATCGCGATCCCG